GTCCCAGTCGCTTCGATGGCGGCGGTATGCGCTATCTGCGCTTTGCCAACTGGCTGGCCGAGACCGACCGGCTGTCCGGTCCGATTGCCGCCATCTGGTTCGAGGAGGTCCGTCGCCATGTCGGTACTGATGCCGCGCACGTCTATGGCGGGTTGATGGCCACGCTCACCGCTTGGTGCGAGCACCACTGTATCGCCTATCAGGGTGTCCCGGTCGGCACCACCAAGCGGCACGCCACAGGCAAGGGCAATGCCGACAAGGCGGCCATGATCGACGCCGCCAGGGCGAAAGGGTTCAGCCCGGCAGATGACAACGAGGCCGATGCTATCGCCATCCTGCTCTGGGCGATCGAGACCAGCGGAGGTGTGCGATGACGCGCTTTCGTCTTCCCGATCGCCGTGCCGCCGAGACGATTGCGCTCGAGCATGGCGGTGCGCGCTTCATGGTCACAGTCGGATTCTATCCCGACGGCCGGCCCGGCGAGGTGTTCATTCATGGTGCGCGCAGCGGGTCGAGCATGGATGCACTGCTCGCTGACGCCTGCGTCGTGGTGTCCTGCCTGATCCAGTATGGCGCGGTGCCTAACGATCTGGCCGCCAGCATGGGACGCTTCGGCAATGCCGCGCCGGCCTCGGTTATCGGCGCTGTCGTCGATCTGGTTGCTGCTGCAGGCGCCACTCTGATGCCGGAGGTGCAGCCATGAGAACCATGCGCTTCATCCCACCCGGCTATGGCGGTCACCGCCGCGATCCCGATCAGGTCAAGCGCGACGGTTGGCGCGATCAGGGGCTGTTTGCCGTGTCGCTCGACGATCGCCGGCTCACCTGGCCTGAACGCGAACTGGTCCGACAACTCGGCGACCGGCTTTACGGTGCGCGCCCCTTGCAGAACGAGGTGCGGAAATGACTCAGTGGACACCAAGCCTCGTCGAAGCGCGACTCTCCGAAGCCGCATCGGTGTTGAAACGCCTTCCAGAGCGGCGCCGGCAAGACTACTTCAACACTTGGCCGGAATATCTGCCCGAGTTCGCCGACCTGGTCGGGCAAGAACCAAAACCGATGCGCGTGCGGCCGTCACCTGCCGCCATCGGCCGGATGGAGGAAACGCTGACCTGGACGGTCGGCCTCGACCCGACCGACGGCAAGATCGTCTGGCTTCGCGCCCATGGTGAACGCTGGAAGTCAATCTGCTGGACGGTCGGGCTCCAGCGTTCTGCCGCCAACGAGCGCTGGCTTTATGCGCTCTGCGTCATCGCCTGCCGCTTGAACCACAAACCAGTTCCGCTAGGCCGGTCGCGGCGACGTGTCATCGACAGCGTGCGAGACCTGGCAGCGCGCGACGCAACGCACAGCGGACCAAATGGAGCGTTCGAGGAACGATGCCGTCACTGAAACATTTTCAAAACAATGGAGAACGATATGAGCAAATTTTCTGTTGGGGATCACGTCAGCTGGAATTCCGAAGCTGGCCGGGTCAGCGGCAAGATCGTCAAGGTTCATCACGCTGATTTCGACTACAAGGGGCATACGCATCGCGCGTCGAAAGATGATCCGCAATACGAAATTAAAAGCGACAAGACCGATCACATCGCCGCGCACAAGGAAGGCGCATTGATGAAGACCAAATGATGGTGGCGCAATTCACCACCATCGGACATTCCAACCGCAGTCTCGATGAATTTCTCGACATGCTGCGCGAAGCGCAGGTCAAGCTGCTGATCGACGTCCGCTCGTTTCCACGATCGCGCAGCAATCCCGTGTTCAACATCGACAGCTTGCCGGACGATCTCGCGGATATACAAATTGGCTATCGCCACTGCACGGCATTGGGTGGGCGACGATCGAAGCAGCCCGGTATCGACGAAACCACAAACGCCATGTGGCGGGTGCGGAGTTTTCACAACTACGCCGATTATGCGCTGGGTGATGAGTTTGCTGGCGCATTCAATGAGCTGCTTCGCCTCGGTCGCGATCAACGCGTGGCGCTGATGTGTTCGGAAGCGGTCTGGTGGCGATGCCATCGCCGGATCATCACCGATTACCTGCTATTGAACGGTCATGCTGTCGATCATCTGATGGCGTCCGCGCACGTCGATCACGCCACGCCAACGCCCGGAGCGCGGAAAACAACGCAGGGAAAAGTCGTCTATCCGGCTGCCAGCATGTAATCGTGGTCTCTCGAAGAAGAGAGAATAGTGTCCGGCGGACACTTTTCGAACGGACAAGAACGGCGGATCGGGCTAGGTTTCGGACTATTCTCGGGAGAGGCGCGCATATCGCAGCTCGCTCTCGCCTCCAGACGAATTCAGGGTCCTTCCTGGCGAAAATCGTCTGCTGGCGGGCGAAGCGCGGCGCATCGCCAGCGACAGGCCGAAAATTTTGGGAAGCCACCTCGGCCGGAAGCCGCTCCGACGATCAGGAATAATAGCGAAATAACAAACCGTTGGCTGGTGGACCCCGAGGCGGATTTCCTGGACTCCGAAATCCAGCCGGAAGCCGGTGGACTCCGCGAGGTGGAATCCACTGCGCAAAAGCCACCTGTCATCACAATTCCACCAACGTCAGGACCGTTCATGACCCTCGCCTTCGCTCCCGAGCGGATCGAGCAGTGGCCGCTCGCGCGCCTGCAGCCTTACGCGAAGAACGCAAAGGTGCATGGCGCCGATCAGGTGGCGAAGATCGCAGCCAGCATGGCCGAGTTCGGCTGGACCGTGCCGTGCCTGGTGGCCGACGACGGCGAATTGATCGCGGGCCATGGCCGGGTGTTGGCGGCGGCGCAGCTCGGGCTGCTTGAGGCGCCGGTGATCGTGCTCGGGCATCTGACCGAGGCGCAGCGCCGCGCCTATCGTCTGGCCGACAATAAATTGACCGAACTCGGAACATGGGACGAGGCGCTGCTCGCAGCCGAATTAAACGAACTGCTGGCGGAAGATTTCGATCTGTCGCTGGTCGGGTTCTCCGATGGTGAGTTGGACAAGCTGCTGGCCTATGTGCCCGAGGGTGATGATGGTGACGACGCCAGCGTGCCGCCGATCACTATCCCCGAGCCTCCGCGCAATCCGGCCTCGCGCACCCATGATCTGTGGATCCTCGGCGACCATCGGCTGTTATGCGGCGACAGTACCAACGTCGCCGATGTCCGACGCTTGATGAACGGTGAGCGCGCGATCCTGTTCGCCACCGATCCGCCGTACCTTGTCGATTACGATGGCACCAATCATCCGACGCAAAACAAGGATTGGTCGCCGTCCTACGGCACCACCTGGGATGATTCCTCGCAGGGCGCTGAGCTTTACGATAATTTCATCGCCGCTGCCGTTGCCGAGGCGATCGCGGAAGATGCCGCCTGGTATTGCTGGCACGCGTCACGCCGCCAAGCGATGCTTGAAGCCTGCTGGGAAAAGGCCGGCGCGTTCGTCCACCAGCAGATCATCTGGGTGAAGGATCGCGGCGTCCTGACGCGATCTCACTATCTCTGGAAACACGAGCCCTGCTTCATGGGCTGGATCAAGGGCAAGCGGCCGCCCAAGGTGGCGGAAGCAACGCTTCCCTCGACCTGGCTGCTGCCGAGTTTTGCCAAGGACGAGCGGCCGGATCATCCGACGCCGAAGCCGCTCGACGCCTTCGGCATTCCGATGCGCCAGCATGTTGCACGCGGCGGGCTGTGCTACGAGCCATTCTCGGGCTCCGGCTCACAGATCATGGCCGGCGAGGCCAATGGCCGTCGCGTCTACGCCATGGAGATCAGCCCAGCCTATGTCGATGTTGCGATCGAGCGCTGGCAGACCGCAACCGGCAAGGATGTGATCCTTGATGGCGACGGGAGGACATTTGCTGCGGTGAAAACGGAGCGGCTGGGCGGCGACACTGACAGTGATGTCGCCAGTCATGAGACCGTTGATGCGACCAGCGTCAGGCGCAGGAAACGTAAGGCTGCATGAAACAGTCCCGCGCCATGTCGTTGGTGGAGGCGCTCACCAATGTCGTTGTCGGTTACGGCATTGCCGTGGTGACACAGGTGCTGGTGTTCCCGCTGTTTGGATTGTCGGCGACGTTGGCTGAAAACATGGCGATTGGCGCGATCTTCACCGTGGTATCGATCGCGCGCAGCTTTGCATTGCGGCGTCTGTTCGAGGTCATCCGAATGCGGGGGGTTGATCGCAGAGTCAAGGAGTGCGATCAACCAGATATAAACGTGCCGTTAACCGTTTCTTGTCATCACTTGATCAATGAGACGCCGTGAAGGACAGTACCTGTGAGCATTCTTCTAACGATTGGCTATGAAGGATCGACGATTGAAGATTTCGTCGCAACCTTGAAGCTTGCCAATGTTCAGGTACTCATTGACATTCGTGATGTCCCGATATCGCGAAAGCGCGGTTTCTCTAAGAAGGCGCTTGCGGAAGTCTTATTGGATGTTGGCGTGAGGTACATCCATCTCCGGAGTCTCGGCGACCCTAAACCGGGCCGCGAAGCGGCAAGGCGTGGAGACATGCAGACTTTTCAACGCATTTTTCGTGCTCATCTCGAAGGCGATGATGCTCAAAGTGCTCTACAGCAAGCGCTCGAGATGACATCTGGTGTACGAGCCTGCTTGCTGTGCTTTGAACGTGATCATTGCGGTTGTCACCGTAAAATCGTCGCGGAAGAGATGGCTAATCGGGAAGCGATCCAGATACACCACATTGGTGTTCGACACGGACTTGCTAAGGAGACGAGCCACGGCGACATGGAAGATGGACGAGCTTACGCGTTCGGGTGAAACCGAGGCTATCACCATCATTAAGGCTGCGCCTCAGGTCGGACAGAGGCACGGCGAAACCGTCTGCTGCGCCGGAATCGACTTACAAGGCAATTGGCTTCGTCTCTATCCTATTTCGTTCCGGACGCTCGAACAGGGCCAAAAATTCGGACGCTGGGATCGTGTCAAATTCAAATGGCGCTTCCCCAACGATGATCGTCGCATCGAAAGTCGTCGTGTAGATCAGGACAGCCTAGAAGTTGTCGGGAAACTCAAGAAGGCCGAGAGAGAGCGATTCTTGGCTAAGTCCATAGTGACGAGTCTCGACAAGGAGCGAAAAGAGGGCAGAAGCCTTGCCTTACTCAAGACGGAGATTCTTGGTTTTAAGGTAGAAGAAAAGAGCGCGGAAGATATTCAACGGGAAACGGCGAAGTTCGATGCTCTTCGGGCTCAGCCGGACCTTTTCAACACGAAACCGATCATTCCATACAAACCTTGCCCTTACCGGTTCAAATACCGATACCGCACTGATGACGGTGAGCGGGAAGGAACCTGCCAGGATTGGGAGATTGAGGCGACGTACTACCGCTGGGCAAACGACTGTGGCAGCGACTACGCACTGTCTGAGGTAACCAGAATATTCGGCGAGGAGTATCCTTCAAAGGGTATGCTCCTCGCCATGGGGACCCATTCTCAGTACCCGGACACCTGGTTGATCAATGGCGTTGTTCGATTAGATGCCATACGGCAGCCGACGCTCTTCTAATTTCATGTGATCCGGTAGACCCGCCCGCGACCTTCGATCTTCTCGCTAGTGACGACTAGCCCAAGCTTCTTTTTGAGTGCGCCCGCCATGGCACCACGCACGGTGTGCGGTTGCCATTCGGTCGCGGCGACGATCTCGGCAATGGTTGCGCCACCATCTGCGCGCAGCATCGCGATCAGTGTCGCCTGCTTGGTCCCTTCGCGCGGCGTACGCTGTGCGCGCGACGTTGCGTCAGCGGGCGCGGTGGGCGCGATATCACGCGAGGTGGCGTCATTGTCCGACGTCTCGCCGGAGGCGTCCGTGTCGGCGCCTGTGGCGGAACCGGGCGCGTCCGGTTCGGGCGTTTCCTCGGGCGCAATGCCGAGTGCGGCGAAGGCGTGTTTGGTCAGCACCAGCGTGGTGCCGTGACCATCGCTGGTTTCGCGCCAGATCGGATCGCCACGCATGGCATCAATCTCTTCGATCAGATTTTTGCCGAGCAGGCTGGCAACAACCTTGCTGGCGGCGCCGCCCTTGAGATTCGCGGGCAGCGGCAGGATGTGCCAGTCGTTACGCTGGCAGGCGGCGGTGAGGATGACGAGCTGAGTGTCGGATAGTTGCATCGGATGCTCTCTGTTATCGCAGATGCGGCCGGACCATTCCGCCGCTTCCACGACCCCGAGCCCCGAGGACTTCGAGGCTGGAGCATCCGTTGGCGATGGTGTTGCTATTTTGCGTATTCGCCTTCGTGGAAGGCGCTGTCGCAGATCTCGCGCAGCTTCGCGCGGTAATGGTCCAGCGTGCCGACATCGGCCCAGTTGATTACGTCGGGGTCGGTATTGAAGTGCTCGTCGCTCAACGCCTTGAGACGCTCGAGCATGTCGTCGATTTCGAGCTTGGCGGAAATGAAGGCGTTGATGGCTGTTCTCGCGTTCGTCATGGCGTGGTCCTTTCTGTTCGTGCTCACAGTGATGCTCTGAACGACAGGATCATCAACTGAATAAGACGATCATTTCATTGCTATTTGCGAGCCATCGCCGAGTTGAATAAGGGGCGTGCGATGCAGGGCATGAGTGAGCGCCAGTACGCCGCGCATGCTGGGCTGTCGCGCGGCGCCATCCAGAAAGCGAAGACGGCTGGGCGGTTGGTTCTTCATCCCGACGGCAGCATCGATGCTGCGTCTTCCGACCGCCGCCGCGCGGAGACGACCGACCCGTCGAAGACCAGGACGCCGCCAAAACTGAAGCCGGTGTCTGAAGCGGCCGTGACGGCCGTCGGCGACACACTGCGTGAACATGGTCTCGCCGCGCCGATGGTTGGCGGCGGCACAACCTTCCTGCAGGCCAAGACCGCCAACGAGGTGTTGAAGGCGCAGGAGCGGCGGCTGAAGCTTCTCAAGCTCAAGGGAGAATTGATCGACCGCAGCCGAGCCACCCTGCTGGTGTTCCGGTTGGCGCGAGAGGAGCGTGACGCATGGGTGAACTGGCCGGCACGAGTCGCAGCGCTGATGGCGGCTGAGTTCGGCATGGAGCCGGCCGCGATGCAGAGGGTCCTTACGAATCATGTACGCGCCCACCTCGACGAGCTCGCCGAGGTCCGGCCCGATTTCCGGTGAGGATCGCGGTGGTGATGATGACCTGACTGCATTCGATGGCGCGACGGACATCCAGCGCGCCTGGAGCGCTGGTCTCACACCCGATCCGGACCTGACCGTGTCGCAATGGGCGGACCAGCATCGCCGATTGTCGTCGCGCGCTTCAGCCGAACCGGGACGCTATCGCTCGGTTCGCACGCCTTACATGCGCGAGATCATGGATCGGCTGTCGCCAAGTGATCCGACGCAACGTGTCGTGTTCATGAAAGCCGCGCAGGTCGGCGCCACCGAAGCGGGAAACAACTGGATCGGTTTCGTCGTCCACCAGGCACCAGGGCCGATGCTGGCGGTGCA